TGTGTACCGTTAGAAGATCTTAATTCAATAAAATGAATCCAACTTCTTATAGTACCATTCATATATAATCTAGATGTAGTTAATCCTTCTGGTAAAACTGCTCTGGCAACTTCTTTTGCAATTCCTTTTTTGATTGCAGCGTTATAGACTTGCCTACACATCCAGATAACTCTTTGTTGTTCTCTTTCCCAATCGAGTTGGAAAGTTTCGTCATCAACTTCGATACTACTTTGTCTATTCTTATCATCTTGCATTCGCGCTTCTCTAGTAACAAATTCTAACTCCTTTACTGGATTTGCATATCTTTGACTAAACTCTTGAAAACTAAAACTACGGTGTCTTAATATTTGTCTTGCTATATCTCTTGTAGTATTGATCTCAATACAAGCACTGGCCATTTCAAATGGAGACCAATGCTGGTGTTTAATCAAATATTTTAAAAGTTTTTCATTTGTTGCTGTGTTTTCTTGACCAGATGGATTAGATACTCTTGCGCAGTATGCAATTAAATCTTGACAAGACTTTATATTCCATTCATCTTGATACGCTTCAAACTCAGATGGTTTGCTATACGAAATTAGTTTTGCTATCATAATTTAAAATCCTTAAATCTTTCGCCAGTTGGTGTTTTATCAAATACTGGTGTATCATCGGTTAATGTTTGTTCTGTTTCTTCTACATCATATAATCGCATTTTACTACGATCAACTCCAATTACAAATCTTTTATGAGCAGTCGGATCATTATATCTATTCTTTAATTGCTTAACCATAAACTGACCTTGTTTATCAAGTTCTTCAGTAGATATTAATGCAAACATTAGATCGGCCGTTGCGGGTAATCCAAAAGACTCACTTGTATCTTCAAGCCCAACATCCGAGTTACTAAAACCAGAACGAGTCGTTTGCGTTGCAGAAAAGACCGGTACGTTAAATTCGACCGCAAGGCCACGTAATTCTTCAGCAATTGCTTTAATGTAAGTGTATGAATTGATTGATCCTCCCATTGCTTTCATTCTAGAACTTGAACATATATTAAGATAATCAATAAAGATAAGATCTGGTTCAAATTGTCTTTTTAATTTAAGTTCATTAAGTAATGCTCTGAAATGACCTGAATGCGCAGAACCAGTAGGATATTCTTTTATAATTAATTTACCAGTTGTTTTACGTGCAATGTCATTTACTTTTGTAGTAAACATATCTTTTGATAATTTATCTAATTGATCAATAGGTACATTAAGTAAGTTAGCATCGATTCTTTCTGCTATTCTTTCTTCAGCCATTTCCATTGTAATGTATAATACGTTATGACCTTGAACTAAAGATGATGCAGCAACGTGGCACATAAAAAGAGACTTACCAACACCGGTACCAGCAAGAGCAATATTAAGAGTTTTACGTGGGACACCACCTTTGGTAATAGTATTAAAGTATTCCAAATCGAATGGTAGTCTGTCTTCTTCTGTGTGATAGAAATCATATCTTTCTTCCACATTTTCTGTATAGTCATGACCAACTTTAAGATCAAATCCTACACCAAGCGCTTTACTTAATAAATCAGGTAAAGCACCTTTCGTCAATTGTTCGTGTTTACCATCAATAATTGATATTGATTCCATGATAGCATTGTATATTGCTCGGTCTTGACACCACTTTTCAGTAGTATCAAGTAACCAATTTTCATCAACATCATTTTTATTAAATAGTTGTGGTACAATATCAACTGCCATACTATATTGCTCTTCACTTAATTTTTCGGATTGATCTAATTCAATCTTAAATGATTCAGCGGTTGGCAATTTATTGTATTTAGAAACAAACTTACCAGCTTCATTAAACAATATTCTGTATATTCCAACAAAATAATCAGGCTTTATGAACGGCAACACTTTACGCATGTAATCTTCATCAGTTAGAAGATTACGTAATATGGTTTGTTCTAAATTAGTAGGCATATGCGGCTTTTCTCAAATCGTTATCTATTTCATTTTTTAATTCATCAACTCTACTTTCTAAGTAGCTTATTGATGTGTGGATATGACCAGTATCTTGTGGTTGCAATTTACCTTTTGCTATTGAAATCTCATCCATCAACATTACGAGTCTATCTGTTTTATTCACTTTTTCCATTTTTTATTTCCCTAGTTATCACACTTCCTTCTTCAATACCTTGAGCCATAATTTTTTCTAGCATATATCCAGCAAATTCTTGTAAATCTACATTACTCACTTTAAGTTCTGTATCAGGCGTATATACAATTTTAAAATCAAATGACATATTTTTTGGTATTTCATTAAACCGAACAGTTCCATATTTAAGAACTGTTTCGGTATATTGACCTTTGAGAATTCTTACATTCCAAGATTGTTCATCTTCTCTATCTGGTATAATTTGATAGTGTATTCCTTCTTTCATTATTCTAATTCATCAGCTAACATTGCAGACTGATTTACGATTGAATACTTATTAGTTAAATACTGTTTAAAATCAGTATCTTCCATAATAGGTTTCCAAAAGTCTTCAGTTAATGTGTCTTTTTCTCGAACTTTTGGATCCACCAATTCTCCAGTAGTTTTGTCAACCCTACAGTACCAACCAACACTGGGCTTAGAAACATAATTACCAGACAAAGCAGCGTCAAGCAAGCCACTCCAATGCTGAACACCACCGTCCCAACTAACAGAAATAGGTATTTTAGATTTTTCTTTAACATATCTTGATTTCTCCACATTGATTACGAAATGGTAACCTTTGATTTCTGTACCTTGTTTGTCTTGTTGACGACCAAGGATCCATATATTATCTGCACTATAGTAAATACCAGTACCACCAGAGACTACAGCTTTTGGAAATAATCCAATCTCTTGATATGTATGGTTAACTGCAATTAATGGTATGTTTTTCATATTTAGATATGGTGTAGTCATTCTAAATAAACCTTTAAGCGCTTTTGCTCTTGACATATCGGCAACTGATTTTTCGTTGATAGCATCATCTAATTCTTTTTTAGATGCTAGGTTACCAACTGAATCAATAACTATTACAACTTTATCGTTTCTATCTAAACCTTCAAGTTGTGCTATAATATCAAATTTAAGTTCTTCAACATTAGTAATAGGTGTATGTAATACTCTTGTTGTATCGATACTATAGTTTTCAAAGTATGCTTGAGGTGAACCAAATTCTGAATCATAAAACAATAATACAGCATCATCATATTTTTTCAAATATGCTGCAGCCATAATAAGTGCAAATGAAGTTTTAAAATGTTTAGATGGACCTGCAAGTACTGTAAGTCCTGGTGCTAAACCACCATCTACTGAGCCAGACAAAGCTACGTTAATCATTGGTACATCAGTTGGTACCATGTCTTTATCATTAAAAAATTTAGAATCAGCAAGTATTGAAGTAAAATCAACTTTACTATTCTTCTTAAGTTTATCCATTATTGACATTCATTTCTCCTACAAATAATAGTTATATTATACCATAAAAGCATCTAATTGTACACTGTTTTTTTCAAAATTTAACTTTTTATTTGTGTTATCTTGAATTAAAAAATTTGTATCTAGCATTTGATTTCCCAATCTGCCGTCTACAAACTTTTGTACATGCTCAGCCATATCTTCGGCTGTAGTAACAGGCACGTTTTGGCATATATGATTTAAATTCTTTAGTCCACCTTGTAACGTAAAGTCTTCAGGCAATTTCATTATTGACATACATTCTCTTACAGTCAAAAATCTATCTTCATCTGGGTGTGTAAGTTGATTTGGCATATGGCCAACAAATGCACCAATAGTTTCTTTTGGAAAATGCACAAGTTTTCTCATAATATTTCCACCTTGAGCTAACTTACTGTGTATTTTTCTGCATCTTTCAGCAAGTTTGTCAAATCCTTGAGCATCCATCCATTTTGATACGCTTTTATAGTTTCCACCGTTCCATTCAATGTAATCCATAGCATTTTGAGATCTTGTTATTTTCTTTTCAACAAATTCTTTATGACCAATTCCACCACACATTTCTTCTAAAACGTACTTATAAAATGGATTATCTGAAGGCGTTGTTTTATTAGTAAGAATATTCATTGGATCGTCAGATCTTCTTTTTATTGATCTAATAGTCTCATCAATTTTCTCATGTTCTCTTTTTATAAATTCAAACTTAGGTACTTTATCACCTTTCCAAAAGAAATAAAAAGTTCTGTTTCTTACTTGGCCTAATCCATGAAGGATAGACTTCGTTTTATATATTGAGAAAGTGTACCCAAAACTTGCTGCAATTTTTCTAAGTTTTGTAACAACTGGTTTTCCGATGTTCGAAGCAAGTCCTGGTGCGTTTTCTCCCCAGAATACGTGAGGTTTGAGTGTACCCAAGACAAGATTAGCAGAGGTAAGCATCCAATCGTTAGCAGCAGCATCGCTACTAGCTGAAGGACTAAGACTACTAAGACCAGCACATGGGCATACAGTATTAATAACCTCAACATTAGGTAAGTTAGGAACCCCATTGTCTCCATAAAGATGATAGGGAACTGCTCCTTTATAATATTGTACCAAGTGATTATCGTTTTCTTTAAATGCATCATAACTTAATAAATACTCTGGCTTTCTTTGCAAGACATTTTGCATTGCAAGTGTTGCTCCACCGATCAACGGTATTATGCTGGCGAATCTCATTAGTGAGGTACTGTATTAGTAATAAGATATTCATCTACTTTAACTTTAGGATTCCACCCCAGTGCTTTCATTTCTGTTATATCTGCAGTATTATCTTGTGCTTCACAAGCATCGCCGTCTCGTACTTCAATACCTTCCCAACCAGCAATAATACCAAGTTCTTCTACAACGTTTCCTTCACCAGTACCGATGTCATAAGCTGGTTTTAACATGCCAATATCTTTACTCATAAGAATAAGTATTGCATCTACAACATCACTAACATGCACAAAATCTCTCACGTGTCTTGTAAGATACTGAACTGTACCATCAATAAGTTTACCAATAAGCATTGATTCTCTAGCACCATCGCCATAAACTGTAGTAAATCTTAATCCAACTTGTTTTTCATAAGCTGTTTCTTCATTTACTTTTTTACTTACACCATACGGTGATAACCACCAATTATGAATACATGATGAAGATGCATATAGTAATGGTATATTATTATGATGACAAATTAATTGTATTCTTGTAGTATTCTCTACATTATTTTTCCAATATTTTTGAGGATCTTCTATACTTGCTCTTACATCGGCGTATGCTGCAAGGTGTATACAATAATTAATTTCATTAGGAGTAAAATCTTTTATGCATTTAGCTGGATCTTGTTTTAAATCCCATTCAACAACTTCATGTCCTTCTGATTCAAGTCTTGTTTTAAGGTGACTTCCAATGAAACCTCTTGATCCTGTAATTGCTACTTTCATGTATTTTTCTCCATAAATTTATCAGATATAGCTAGTGCTGAATTAATTGCTTGATGCATATCTACGTAGACATACATTCCACAACGACCTATAAACGTCATATTTGAACGAATTAGTTTTTTATATTGTTCGTATTTGATTCGATTGTGAGAAGATGCATCTTTTACTGGATAGTATCTTTCTTGATTGTTGACCAGGTAGTCACACGGTTCTTCATATGTAAGTGTTGTGTACTGATTATTTATACCATGACACGGTAGGTTCTTCCATTCAGTAACTCGAGTGTAAGGACCATCATGCGTAAAATTAACTGTACCAGTTGGTAATACCTTTGTCATAGGTATATCAACATGATGAAACTTAATTGAACGATATGGCAAAGCACCATAAACATAATTAAAGTAATCATCTATTGGCATTGCATTAAAAATATGATCAAAGTCTTTTTCCATATTTCTATCAAATTTTACTGATAAATCTACTTTAATATTTTTATGATCTAGTATTTCTTCAAATACTGCAGTGTAACCATTCTTTGGCAATATTTGATATTCATCATTAGGAAAGTAATACTCGTTATCGTCATCGCGTACTGGTACTCTTTTAAGAATAGATGGATCTAATTCTTCTATAGTTTTACCCCACATTTTATATGTGTATGGTGCAAAGAAAGTACTTACAATATTTTCTTTACCTACTATATCTTGTGTTTCTTTATTAACTGGTAATGTTACATACCTACCATCGTCAAGCTGTGCTTTAACTTTATGTTTGTATGGTTCCCATTCACCAAATTGCGTAACCCAGTTATAAACTTTTTCGTTGTTGGTATGAAATAAATGAGGACCATACTTATGAATTCGTATTCCTCTTTTATTTGTATAGTCATAAGCATTACCACCAATATGGTTTCTTTCATCTATGACGTGTATGTCGTGTCCAGCGTTTGCTAATGTGTGTGCAACTACTGCACCAGAGAAACCTGCACCTACTACTAATATTTTCATATATTTAAAGCTTTCTTCAATTCGTTTTGTTGTGTTTCCTTGTTTAAAGGATGTTTAGTATATATCGAGCTTTTTTGTAGCGTAGCTAGCTGTGTTAGTTGTGAGTCTGATAATTCTTCAAGGTCAGAAGCTTTTACTGATGCTGCTTCTTCATTATCAAATAATACCATAAGTTCGTTGTAATCGCCAATCAAGATTGAACCAGCATCAGTAACTTGTAAAGGTCTTGCTCTCCACCAACCAGATCCGGCATGTTCGTATCCAGGCATTAAGCAACCCCATTGTTCTCCATAAACTTTACACATGTCTTCTTCAGACAAGCGTCTTTGTTTTTCTTTTCTTGAACCAAAATATTCTATTTTCCATTTACTAATATTTTGTTTCTTTAACCATTTAGCAGTTCTACCTTGAACTAAAGAAGCAAAGTTAAAACATTTTTCTTTGTTAAACCAAGATACTTCATCTTCTTCTTTAGTGGGTATAAGTTGTGCTTCCATAAAATTCATTTCACTTTTTTGAATATCACTTCTGTTACCTGGTACTCTATTTCTATGATAAGGATTTGGATTATAACCAAATAACAGACTTGGATCATATTCAATAAGTTTAGTCATATCGCCACCAGCAAATACAGAAAGTAAAATACGTGATTTCTTTTCACCAATATATTTTATTGCATCTAATAAAACATCAGTATGAGGTTCTAATAATTCTCTACTAATGTCTGGATCTGTTGTACTTTGATTTATAGTAAATTCTTTTAAGAGCGATTCTTTATCAGTACATGAAAGAATGCCTTTGAATATTCCATCTGTTTGCCAATCATCAAATGCTAATATTAATTTATCTTTTGGAGTATCATGTATTGCCCATAAACCATTATAAAATGTAAGTTGTAACGCTTGTCTTGGTGAAGCTAAGAAACAAATAACTCTATCATACGAAGATAAGTCTTCACCAATTTTCACTAATCTTTGTTCAACAGTATGACCCATATCTCTTAAACATCTTAGTAAAGAATAATGTGAAGGTACTACTCTTAATTGTTGTTTTAAATAAAAATTTTCTGTGACTTGATTTTTATTCATTCCTGTTACAAGTATTTTCATATTTTCACCCAATCCCATTTTATTTTTGATTCTTCAAACATTGTTTTAGTCATACCACATGATATCTTCCAATGTTGTGGTACATCGTGTATTGGTGATACAACTCTAGCAACACCAACTTGGATCAAACCTTTTGCACACTCATGACATATTGGTAAGCCATAGGTGTATATAGTTGATCCTTCTAATGATACACCATTTTGTGCAGCATTGTATATAGCATTCATTTCTGAATGTACTATAAATTTGTATTTGATTTCTCTGTCATTGTATCTATCGTCGTCTTTAATGCCTCGAGGAAATCCATTATAACCTTGAGCAATAACAGTTCTATTTCTAACAGCAACTGTGCCAACTTTTGTAGATGGATCTTTAGACCAAGTTGATACAACTTTTGCCATTTCTAAAAATCTTTTATCCCACTTATTTGACAAGATGAAAATGCCTTTCGTAAACATGCATATTCTGAACTTGCCATATAATATCACCAGCAGTTATATCATTATCTGCTTCTGCTCTACAATCATTGTAATCTCTGATTAATTCATTTAGAACATAAAGCTGCCAAGCGTAATCATTTTTGTATCCGAACACGACATCGTTTGAGCGCATTTGAACAACGGCGAATAACTTATCGTCACGTATGTAATAAGTAACGGCATTAGTACATATGAAATCACTTTTACCTTCTTCATTGTATTCCTCCCATATACTTGGTCTATTGTAAACCATAGTGGCTCTACGACCATCTTGGTTTTGTAACAATTCATCTAATGTTCTACCATATTGGTTGAAGTATTTATCAGACCAAATAAGTTGACCATAGTTTGAATTGACTTGGCCATAATCATTAGCAGCTAATTTCCATGCTTCAGGTGTATCACCTTCTATTGCATTTACATTACCAATTTGACTACTGTACCAAGCGATTTCTCTTTTAATATAATCTTCTTTAGGTGTACCAAATATAGATGGTTTATCTGCAATGAAACATGCACCAAGCATTTCAATCAGTTTACCACCATTTTTATCAGTAATAAAGTTTTTTTGTCTTAGTTCAGTGTAGAAGTAAGATCGTATATCATCAGTTTTTATCATATCATAACTAATCATTATATTTTACCTTTCAACTTATTGTACATATCTCTATCTAGTTTTTGGCCGTCCATCTTACCACGCATATAAGATACTGCAAATGAACAATAATTAATTATATCTTTGTAAGTATCTTCGAGTGATTCGAAGTTTGGTTCACCTTGACTTTCTAATATAGATTGTGCACGATAGCACTTACCTTGAATTATATCGTGTATGCTATCAACACCACGACGATAATGCATTGCTTGAGTTACATTCGAATCTTTATTCTGATAGTCATCAGACTTTTTATTCTGTAATGCAACACATTCATTTAATACTCTAACCGATTCTTTCAATTTCATCTCCATATACAAAATGTCTGTTATCTAGATCTATTATACACTGATCTATCATGGATGTAAACATTTTATTTACATTTATTCCACACTTAGAGAAATGTCTTTTTTCAGGCATTAACTCTATCTTTTTAATTCTACAAGCACCATACTTGGTTTCAACTAAGTCTCCAACATATATGATGTTATCAAACTTTACAATAGATTCAATCATTTCTTTAGCCATTATTTAACTCCTTGTTCTGCTGCTGCATCAAAAATGATTTCATTCATGTGCTCAGCCATTTCGTTTTCTACTTGTGTCCATCTTTCAGCAGTAACAGGATAAGAATATCTTGAAGTGTTAATTGGTACAAAACCAAAGAAAGATTTAAATTCGGATCTTCTATTCATAAGAGCGTTATTAAAAAGATCATACAATAAGTTTTGAGCTTTTCTAAACTTTTCTAATTGTTTATTCTTTGATCTTGAAAATTGGACTTTACCTTGAAAAGGTAAGAGCTCGTTTAGCTGATCAGCTAAATTCTTAAAACCTGAGTTAATTCCCCAGTCGTTTGTAAATAATTCTAATTGTTTGTCCATAAGAAACTCCTCTTTTTCAATCTTATAGTAATATTATACCATACTTTTTTGCAAATGTACACAGTTATTTTCACTTTTTTTCATTTTTGTTATGAACATGTTAACTAAATTTTATACTTTTTAAACTTATTACCTTTCCACACGTATACACCTTCATGTACATATTCTTTAGACTTCTTATCATTTGTAAATATGTAAACAATATCAGGATAATTTCTCCACGTTTCAAGTTTTGCTTCTTTACATCTATCGAGTACATACGGAATATTGCCAGAATGTTCTGTAGTTTTAATTTCCACTGGATCAAGTGCTGGATCTAATAAATCTTTATATGGTCTTTCATCATCGTCCCAACCGGTTTCAAGTAAGTATTGCTCTGGAGCATGGCCATATAAACATACCTCAATAATTTCATTAAGAGTTCTGCCACGAGCTGTAGAAGGTTTTCTATGTATCTGTTTAGCTTCATTTACAGCACGTTCATACCATTCATTTTTGTTTTTAATATCATCAATACTAAATGACATATTCATATTAAATATTTTTGTAGACGTATTCAAGTGCACGATCGGCCTCCTTTTCAAGTGGTCTGGATTTATACCAATTACCAGTTTCAGTATCAAGTTCTCTACATAAAGATGTGATTTCATGTGCAGATATTGGGTATTTGTTTTTAATAGCATTACCAGCAGTGGCAACCATAATTTGATACATTTTATGATACCAACCAGTGCTACTTATCATTCTATATTCTTTTTCTAATTGCTTTGGAAAGAACGGACAGTTTTTATATGATGACCAATTTATATTAGTATTATCTAATTTAGATTTACGATGCTCAATGATTTCTTTTTGCATATCTTCTGGTAATCTGTCAAAGAAACTATTAGTAGACTTTTCTTTATAAGGATGTTTATTCATTAATCTATCAGGATCAAGATAATCCCCAGCACCGCTAAAAATAAAATTATAAGCATTATTATATTTTGCTGGTATATAATACATCCTAGAAAGGTCTTTGGTTTGCTTATCTCCCATATCTCCGAGCTCTGTTTGGAGAGAAAACCAAAAGTGTCGAATTTTTTCAGCCGCGACTGTTTTGGTAAGCGGGAAGACAAGACGAAATTTAGGTAAAGAATGTGTACTACTAGCAGTGCTATAGCACACAAACCTAATACCATTAAACTTATTATCAATGGCGTCATAAAAGTCTCCTTCATATTTAAAATCATCAACATCAACTGCACACCAACCAGCCCACATTGTGACATTATCATTAGCACGTGTGGTATCAGGTTTATACTGTGCAGGTGACATCAGTGGTGCGTCTTTTTTTGATTTTATAGTACGCTTTGATAATCCATACAATGCGTGTTCAAAGCTGTCAAAGTTTTCAAATGTTAACTTTTGTTTAGTCTTATTATCAAATATACTATTAAAAAGAGTCAGTGATATTTCCATGATTTCCCTTATGTGTAGGACCTTCCCAACCTTCAGGCTTTACCAAATCTGGTAAACCAAGAGGATTAGGTCTGCCTTCTTTAATGCCAACTTCTTTTGACATATTTGCTTTTAGTACTTCGTCCCAAGCTTTATTAGCATCAACACCAAATACTTCTAATGTGCCAATAGCAAAGACACACATATCTATAATGCCATCAACCATCTCTTCTTGATCTTTATTTTTAAATGCTGCTTTAGTTTCATCTAGTTCTTCTTGCATCATTTTAATTCTAAAATTCATAAACTTATTAAGTCTAGACCAATCAGAATTCTTTTCTTTTTTCATCCATTCGTCTACGCCATATTTCTTATGCATGACTTGCATGTCTTTAAACCAGTTCGTACTCATACGAAAAAATCCTCCAGTGTTGCTTGTTCTTCGGCTGACCAGCCGATTGGGTTAAGTATTAGATTTAGTGGTTCGATAAATGTTTTCTCGAATTGTAAATCATAGTTAATATAATTATGTAGTTTTAATTCTTTAGGTAATACATCTTTAAATGATACTACATTTTGTTTTATAGAGTTTGGTAGTTTTAAATATACAAATTTAATTCTATCGCCATTTTGAATAAGTTCATATTTGTTATTGAGTTTATTTTGTTTAAGATAATAATTGTGTAGCAATGAACCACGCACATGTATTGGACAGCTTTTCTTAAATATAGTTTTTCTGTCATGCCAATCTGTTATATTACTAACTCCACGTGGAAAAGCTACAGCTTCTGGATTTAAACTTTTAAATTCAGCTTTAAATTTTGCAATAAAAGCTTGTGTTTCTTTTTCAGTACCAGATATTATAAGCTTAAATGCCTCTTTAAATTTATTACGTACAATTTCTGGTGTAGAAGACTTAATAGCTTCAATACCCATAATCTTAAGTTTAGGTTCAGCATATTGTACACCTTCATTATTATGTACGTTAAGTATATATCTTTTCTTTGCAGTCCATATACCAACATCTGATATTGCTTCTCTTGCCATAACCATTCTGTTTTTATATGCATTGTGCATTTTAAAGAATTCATTATAAGCTTTAGCAATTGCTGGTTCGAAGTGATCTTTACAAATTTTGTCTAAGAATAAAACTGGATTATTTGGTGCAAATTTCTCTACCAATGGTCCAAAGTTAACGTATAAAGAATCGGTATCAATTGCAATTACATAGTCTTTATCAGACTTAAGTAACTTCCTTAATTCAGAGTTCATAGTTTTTTGAGCCCATTTAATTGCTTTTTGACCAGTAAGTGTGACACCTTCAGCAAGTGATGGTCTGAAATACAGAAAGTGTTTATTAGCAAGAGCACCATATAAACTATTAAGTAGAATTTTAATAGCCATTTGTCTGTTTTCTAGATTGTTTATTTCTTTATCTAATTCAAATGTATAACCTTTTTGCATTTCAGACTTGGCAGCTAACATCATGTTTTTAACAGACACACGTTCATCATAATATTCTTCAATAATTTTTGGAAGTACACCTTGAAAGTCTTTACGATAATATGTTTCATTTGCAGCTCTTGCAAGTTCTTCAGGTTGTTTTGGATATTCGACTATTGTTTCTGGTGACATATTATTTTGCACAATGATATTAGGATATAGCGAATTTAAATCAAATGATACTACCCATTCGTATTTACCTGGGATAGGATCTTTAACATAACCACCAGCAATATTATGCGATTTACCTTCTGCACGAAAAGCAGGCGATGGATTTTTCTTTGATGTTTCGGTAGCACCTATGATTTGATAGTCATCATATTTTTGTGTAAGTGGCGTTATGATTTTATTTTGATAAAGCTTTCTGAAAATAATTGATTCCCATATAGCAGTTACACCAAATGTGTCTTGAAAATTAACACCACCTTTGTAGGCCATAGTTATAGCCAACGTAATAAGTCCAAGTTTTTCTTCGAGTCTGTCAACAAGTTGTACGTCTTTCATATTATAATCGATGTACTTTTGATAATCATCTTTATATAGATTTTTAAGTGAACCTGATTCTTCATATGAAAGTTTCTTTTCACCAAGTACAACATAAGCAATATGATTCAATGCATATGATTCTTGTGGACCATAAGTGTAACCAAACTTTTGAAACAATTCCATATAATCTAAAGTTTGAATACCAGGAATTTCATAAACTAGATTTTCTCTGCCACGATACATAACCTTTCTAGGTTCTGGTATTTGTAAACCATATGGTGAAAACTTGTGTAAGTATTCTATACCTAGTACTTGAGATGTACGATTGATTACGTAAGGTATATCGAAGAATCTTGTATTCCAACCTGTAATGACATCAGGTGTAATTTCGGGATGTGACCAGAATTCTATAAACTTTTCAAGTAGTTCTTCTTCACTATTACATCGAGTATATTTAACATCACTTATAAGTGATGTTTTGGTATCAAAGTCACCATAACCCCACACATGATATGTTGAAAATTTACTAGACTTGTACGATATTGACAATATCTTATGAGCAGCTTGGTCAGGATGAGGGAAGCCATCATCATAATCTGTTTCAATATCGAATGTACCAACGTTAATTGCTCTACGATCAAATTCAATATCATTTGGAAATTTATCCATTACGTATTGAGAAATATATCTTTTATTACCATAAATTTTTCTACCTGAAACTTCAAGGTTATCGCGTAACCATTGTCCAGCTTCATACATACTTTTAAAATCTATTGATCCAACATTATGACCATCAATACTTTTGTAACCAGTTTCGTCTGGTGTAGTAACATAGAACTTTGGTTCATAATGATCTTTTTTAGTAACTCTATCGCCATTAGATGAATAACCGCGATAGTATATGTTACTTTTAAATCGATAGAGGTTGGTATAAAATGCCATTAATAAGCTTCTCGTTTAGGTGGAGTCCAAGGTTTGTCACCGTGGGTTAAATAATAGTTGATTAATTTATCAACATTGATGTCAAATTTTTCGAGATCAGATTTGTGATCCTGAAGATATTTAATTTTGTGATTGTAATCCGGAAGGGATTGAAAGTGTGAATAGATAACTGATAGTTTTGATGATGTCATTATGTTTATCTCCATTTTAATAGTACTATTATACCATAGTTTTTGGCAAATGTACACTAAAATAAACATAACATGTTAATTAACTTATACGGCGAATGATTCTCCGCAACCGCATTGAGCTGTTGCATTAGGATTTATAACTTTTAGGTATGATCCACCAAATTCTGTTACGTAATCTATTGTACAACCTATGACAAACATTTCTGCTGTTCTATCAAGTACTAATATATTTTCAATAAGAGTGCCTTTTTCTAAATCGTCAGTCATATCCCATTCATACTGAAACCCTGAGCACCCTCCACCGTTTACAGCAAGATATGCATACTTTTTATCTTGAGTTTTTACAGCTGTAACTAAATAATTTTTAGCTTTTTCAGATATACTAATCATATTTTACACTCGAATAAAATGGAATATTAAGTTCTTTAATTTTATTACTACCACCTAAGTATGGTAAATCTATTATGCATGCAACTGCAGATACGCTGCCACCTAGTTCTTTAACCATTTCAATAGCGGCTATAGCTGTTCCCCCTGTAGCTATTAAATCATCAACGATAATAACTTTATCATTGGTCTTTATAGAATCTTTTTGTAATTCTAGTGTAGTTTTATTATATTCAAGTTCTAAACTTTTTTCAATAGTTTCACCAGGTAACTTACCCTTTTTACGACATAATACTAAATTAAGATTGTTCCTGTCTGCTATAATACTACCAAATATAAATCCTCTTGCATCTAACGCTAATATTTTTGGTTTTGAATTACATATATGAAATACGAGTTGTTGTTCTATTTCGTCACACGCTAACTTTAACCCATTGCTATTGCATAAACTTGATATGTCTTTAAAGTCTACATCACTAATTGGAAAGTCTTTATAACTTTTAATATAATCTTTAATTTTCATATGTTTTCTTTTTCCAAGTTCCATCTCGATTAAAATATAATGCGTTAAATCTTGAATAACCTATACTCCAGAACCAGCCATATTTCGGACCAAAGTTTTTATAATAGTAACAAAAATCTTTTATAAAAATCATCATCATTAATAACTCTGTGACAATCGCCACATAAGATATTCTTTACTCTCAATTGAATTATATTTAGAAGGTGAATTCATAAGGTTTTTTACAATTGTTCCTGGTTCAGGATCAACGAAGTGTGGCATACTATATCGTGGAATATGTATATGGCTATTCACCACTCTGTGCTTTGTACTAATAAAATAATCATTAGTCCAACGTTGAAGTAAGTCACCAATATTAACAACTACTCCACTATTTGCATACGGAACCGGATGCCATTTCTCTTTAAGGTCTTGGACTTCGAGTCCCGGTACATCATTAATTTGCCAAAGTAAAGTAATAGTGCCGTAATCACTATGTTCGCCTATTCTTAATTGTTTATCTTCTAAAGAGCCAGTATACGCTGGATAGTGTATAACTCTTGTGGTATTATACGGTTTTAAATGCGAATTAACTAACACTGAATCTGTCTCTAATATAGTATCAAACTTTTCTAAGATTTGTAATGTAAGTCTATCTGCAATATCAATAGTTTGTAATGCTGTTGCTTTAAATCCGCTTATAGTAGGCCATAACTCATTAGGCATTCTGCTATTATTGTAGTTAAAACTTTCTTTCATATCTTTTGGTGCACTAGGATCTACATTTTCTGCACCCATAACTGAATAACCTAAATTGTTTTCAGCCTGATATTTGTATTTGTTTTTTTGTTCTAAATCTTGTTTAAAAAATTCTTTCATTAAATCAAACCATACATTCATAGTAGTTTGATCTTTATTATTTAAAGTATTAATAAAAACTGCAAAGCCTACAGTTGTGTAAGCTTTGCGTATTTCTTCCAGTAGTGTTTTACTTTTAAAATCAATTACTGGAATCATTTTTAGTTGCCAGGTACTTTAGCGTCAATACCTTCAACATAATACATCATACCATTTAAATGTGCATCATCAGCAATTTCACCGTCTTTCAACTGTAATTTTCCTGTGTTGTCTTTAATAGGTCCTGTGAAAGCAAAGTACTTACCATTAGTAATACCATCTTTAATCTTTTGTGCAAAGGCTTTTACTTCATCTGGCATATTAGTAAATGGCGCCATTTGTACAACATCATCTTTCATATGGCCAAAATAATCACCACTCTTCCAAGTACCGTCCATTACGTCTTGTACTTTTTGAATATAGTATGGAGACCAATTATCAATAGTTGCAGTTAACTGAGCCTTAGGAGCAAACTTGTATTGATTACTTGCTTGACCAAAACCAAGTACGCCTGCTTTTTCTGCAGTCTGTAATGGTGCAGGTGAATCAGTATGTTGTGCAACCATGTCACAACCTTCTGCAATCATAACCTTTGCAGCTTGAGCTTCTTTACCTGGATCGTACCATGTATTAACCCATACGATATCAATATCAACATCTGGATTAACCGACTTAGCACCTAAGTAATACGTGTTAATTTCACGAATAACTTCTGGTATTGGAAATGCACCAACATAACAAATTTTATTTGTTTTAGTCATCATACCAGCAATAACACCTTGTACATGTCTTGCTTGATATAATCTTAATCCATAGCTTGACATATTTTTAGATTGCTTATAACCTGTAGCATGTTCAAATTTTACATTTGGAAATTCTTTTGCTACTTTAAGCATAGGTTCCATATAACCAAAAGATGTTGCAAATATAATATCCGCTCCGCCTTTTGCCATAGCTCTAATTGCTCTTTCTGCATCAGGTCCATATTTTACACTTTCGATAAAGGTTGTTTCAACTTTATCACCAAAATGTTTTTCAATATCTTGTCTTCCAATATCATGTCTATAAGTCCATCCATGATCGCCTGTTGGGCCAACATAGATAAAACCTACTTTTGTTTTATCAGCAAATGCCGAAAAACAAAACAAAAATGCCAGTGTCGCCACTGCCGCGATGGTCTTCATATTCATTATTATCTCCTGTTATCGTACTCTAGAAACAGAGCCGTTTGGTTTTGCTAGGAATGCTTCAAAGGAAACATCCGGGTAGTCTTTTTGTAATGATAAAAACATTTTTAAATTAGACATAGCATCGTCAAATAATCTTATTCTTTTATATATTTTCTGATCTAAGTATTTTTTAAAAATAATCTTTTTATTATCTGCAGCTGGTCCTGAACCTAAGTTGCCAGCTCTTTCAACATAGATTTTATCTATGTCAATTCTTTGATTTCTAAATGTATCTAGGAATGTTTTCTTATTATCAAAGTTAGGTCTTGCTGTTACAATAATAACTTTAGATCCTGCCTTTGTGGCGTTCTTAAGTATTACTCTAACTTTGTTAATCATTCTTGCAATTGGCGTGGACGTCCGCTTAAATACCTCGGCGTTTTTGAATTCGCCGAAGTCGTAATCTTCACCAGGTTTTTTCTTATACGTGTTAAATTCTTGGTTATCCAATTTTTTAACGATTTTGCCATTTTTTACTACATGCACTTTGGCTTTAGTTATAAACATAGTTTCATCTATGTCAAATATAGTTAAACCTTTTCCTGCAGCCTCTTCTAAATATGTTTTAAAATTAATCATTATAGTTATTATACCATAGTTTTTTGCAAAAGTAAAGGATTATTTTACTTTATTTATTATTATTTGTATATATCTTATTAATATGATCTTCGAATTCTTCAACTTTTTGTAGTCTGTTAGGCCAGAGGATATATTCTTTTTCTGGATTTTTCTTTAAATTTGATAACAAAGGCATTATTGCATTATAAAGGTTGTCAAGCGTATCTTGCTTGGATGTTAATAAGTGTTCTTTACCACTAACTTCTTCTTGTGTTTTCTTCACTACATCTAATTCATCTTCAGTTACTGCAGTAAAACCAAAATCAAAGTCTAAGTCAGACATTAAGCTAATGCTCTCATTCTTTTAACTAATCTTCCGGCTCTGTTTGGAACTTGTCTATACCACGCAGAGTCTATCATTTCATCTGCTGCCTTATTCCAATCTTGTGCATCAACGCCAGCTTTCATACCTTTAAACTTTGAAAGTCTAGGTCTTCCCATATTAAACATCATGTTAGCAATGATCAGTTGGACTTCTTCTGGCAAGACATTAAATCCGTAATATAATTGCTCACAATCTGCGAGCACGATTTGGACGTCTGAATTGAAGGCTTCAATGACTCGATCTTCTGAGACAGCAGTTCCAATTTCTTGTCCGTGTTCTGGATCAGAATCAATAACCAAATGCCCAATCCCAAAAGTGGCATAACCCAAGTGATCGTTGTAAATTTCATATTTAACTCCTTCATCCAATTCAAGTTCTTTTCTTAACTGTTCTATATTCATATCATATCTCCTATAAATTACTATTTATAATAAAAAAGGCGAGCACAGCCCGCCTAATTTATTTAGATTTTTACAATACTAATATCTTTCGTATTCTTTAGAAGTTTTATCATTTAATTGCATAATGATATGCTTTAAATCTGCATCTCTTCCATAGAAACCAAGTTGTTGAAGTTCTCTTGCTACTTGAGCATTTGCAGCCATTTGTCTACCTACTATGATAGCTCTTAATGTTTTTTTAAATGCGTTAGCAATGAATTCGCACACTTGACATGTGATATTGTAAGTTGTAGTTAAAGTTGTCATTTAATTTTCCTCGTTAATTAATTGTAATTTTACGAGGTCGCTTCTCTTCTGGTAGGACTACCTTTAATT